GGTGATCACTGCCTCGCCTCCTTCCGCTCGCGGATCATGCGGGCTGTTTCTGAGAAGCACTCCCTACGGGTTTCGTAAGGAATGGCTCGTACCAGCTGTTTGAGTTTGAATTGCAGGAACTGGTCGTCTTCGGAAGTGAGGTTGCCTAGGTCATAGGCAACATTGAGGGCATTAGATAGAGCGCTAACGATCCATGGCAAAAAGGTGGGTGAGTCCAACAGGTCTCGGAGCTGGACTTGTTCGGCTGCTGCCAAGACGTTATCGGGGGTTTTCAGAGCCATCAGAGTAGTAGTTAGAGGGGCCTTGCGGCCCCCGTACGGTAGCACATAATCAACTGCTTGTCAGACATCCCACTGCCCCCAAGCTTTGTCCCTGAGAGCGTCAGATTCCGCCTTGGTGCGCCCATCGCCCCTCGCGCGGGGATATTGCCCCGAATGTCCACCCAAGGCAGAATCCGCATCAGGACAGGGATCTGAGGGTGGACAGACCCCCAAATCAGCACCAGTGTGTCCACCCTTGGCATCTCCACCGGACTCAAGGGTGGACACTTCTGTATTTTTAGCGCCTGTGTCCACCCTCGGATCCGTTCCAGTGCAAGGCTTCTCTTTGGGTGGACACTCCTCCTCAACCTCTCCACGCGCAAGGACAGCCTGGTACGTTTTTTTCCCATGCCTTCCTTCCTCTTTTTGCTCTTTAACCAGCCCACGCTTTACAAGGCGTTGGAGCGACTTCTGAATCGCCGCCACCTTGCCACCCACCACAGGGTCAGAGTTGAGATCCGTACGGTAAAAAGCCCGTGGATAGCCCGTACGAAGGCGCTGGAGCACCCTGTCGGTGATGCCGCTGGGGGAAGTATCCGCTGGATCGATCTCTGGTGTGAAGTCCGCTATAGAGAAGGTGAGGTCTTCTTTCTGCTGCATGATCAGCGAAGTGCCCGACCTGCCAGCCCTGGACTTTTCGATGGTGATGATGCGGCTGTGCGCTGGCGCGAGCCCTTTTTCAACGTCGTCTTTGCTGGGCTTTTTAAGCGCCCACGTCTCATCCACAGCATCACGAATGGCTGAGGTGCCCCTGAAGCCACCCTGCTTGTTGGCGTGGTGGATGATCAGGATCGTCGCGGCGGGGAACAGCACACCGTTATTCCTGGTGAGCCAGTAAAGCGGCGTAGCGAAGTCGGATTTGTTCTCATCAAACGCCCGACCACCGCTGCAACCGATGAGGGAGTCAATCACCACCAGCTTGGGCTGGATCGTTTCCATCATCTTGATGAACTGTGCGTAGCGCTGGAGCTGCCAGTCGGTCAGCACCTTGGTGTTGGAGTCCATTGGGTAGTCAACCTCTTCCAGCTGCTCTTTGAGCTGGATCAAAGGCTGGTCACCATTCAGCAGCAGCACCGGCCCCCGCTGGACCGGCATGTGCTTACCGCGCACCACAAAGGGAGAGCCAGTCGCAATGTGTTTCGCAAGAGTCCAAGCCGACATGGACTTGCCATCGCCACCAGCGCCATAAATCAGCACCACGGAAGGATGCGGCAACACATCAGGAATCAAGTAATCCCGCTTTTCATTCATCTGCTGGAGCGCCTCCACATCCATAACGCCTTTGGCACCCTCGAACTGAATCTGGTCAACGATCAGCTTTTCCAGCGCCACTTGATCCCGATAACCCGCCTGGAGCGCGAGGTTATTGAGGTTGAAGTTCATCTCCGCCGGGTTGTCCAGTTCGAGGTACGACTTGGCTTTGGCGATGACTTCGTTAAAGGAAAGACTTGCACGGGCATAGAAGACCGGCTTCGCCTCGACCTCTTCGACAACCGATGCACAACCGTCCCTTTGAAATCGCGCCCTCTCTGGGTCGTAGTGGTCAGCCAGCTTGATCAGGCTGCCAAACCCAAGTCCGCCCTGATCCTTGAAACCGGCTTCCCAACGAGCAAGGCATGGATCTTTGCCATCAGTCCAGTCATCGGCGTATTCCTCATCCTGGAGCGACCACTGCCGCCAGAGGTTGAGACCTTCTTCACCGGGCAGTTCGGAGTGGAGCATTGCACCGATGCGCCACCACAGATCTTCAGATCCGCGTCCCTGCGGCTGAATCACCGAAAGGCAGGACTCAGCGATAACCATCCGTTCTTCCTTGGAGCGTGTTCCCCAGCGGCCATCGCGGAGCCCTTTACCGCTGGTTTTATTTTTCTTCTGGGTGAAGGATTCCTTCATCCGCTCCACAAGCCACCCAGGAGCCTCTGGAATACCGTTCAAATCCCCTTCAAGTGTGTATACACCTCCAGACTTGTAAGCGCCCCCTACAAGCCCCTGACGGCCCCACAGAACTTCCCAACCTTCACCACTAGCAGCAAGGCTGATGTCGGACACCTCAGCCCAAGACTCCTGTGGCACGTAGAAAAGGAACTTCGCAGCCGCTTTTTTAGGTGACAGCACCCGTGGAGCGCCCTCCAAAGTGCTGCCCCACTTCTTCATCACAGCGCCGAGGTTGGCGTCCACGTCAAGGATCACCAAGCCCTTGCTGCGCGGACCAGTGAACACACCAATCGCCTGGTACGTCTCAGGTGCCCGCTCGATGTAGAGCGCCGCAGCTTCAGGCGAGAGGTTCTCGTGGTGCGCCCTACCTAGAGGGTTTTTGCCGCATGCGGTGCCGCCGTTGGGCATCTCAACGCCGTTGGCGTAGATCGGAGCACAAGCCAAGTTACTTGGCAACGACCGTACAAAGGATGGAAGATCCATCTGCTAGACTCCTACAGGAATGTTAAGACACGCTCCAGGGCTTCAGCCACCCTGGAGCGCTTTTTTCATTCTACGGCACTTGCCAACCCCCGTCACTGTGCTACGTTGTGCAAGCACCGGGCAGATTTCGCCCACAGCAAAACCATTCAATGGGATTTCTGAAGAACAAAGACGCAGTGTCTGGAGGCAGCGGTGGCGGAGGCTACCTGAACCCCAGCAAGATCCAATCAGGCGGCAGCGTGCGTTTTGCACTGCTGGACGATGAACCACTGGAGTTTTACGAGTGCTGGGGCGAAGCCACTGACGGCAGCGTCCGCCCATTCAGGTTTGCGGATGATCCGAGCCCTACAGACATCGAGGAAGAGATGGGACCGAACTTCAGCCGCCGCATGAACCGCGAAGGCACTGGCCCTGAACCCGTCAAGTTTGCCATCGCAGTTCCCGTCTACAACTTTGAGACTGGTTCGGTGCAGGTGATGAGCCTGACCCAAAAAAGTCTGATCAAAGAGCTGGATCAGGTGTCTCAAACCGAGGACTACAGCGATCTACTGGCGTGGGACTTTGTGTTGAGCAAGACCGGCAGCGGACTCTCCACCGAGTACAAGCTGCTGCCAGCACCCCGCAAGGCCGCATCCCAAAAGGCAATCGATGGTGCGTGGAGCAAAGCCCAGTCCGAAGGCTTCAACGTAAACCGCCTGCTGGTGGGTGGAAACCCATTCAAGGAGTGACCTACTAAGGGCTAAAACATCCCCCAGCCATTCACTGGGGGTTTTTTATTGGCTATAGTGAGTATGGGAAGGTGTATTTACATGCTCAAGCCACCCAATCCAAGACTTGAAACCGAACCAAACGGCATGGTTCGTATCATTGTAGGAGACCAGATAGGATGGGTAAGTAGTTACCATTTGGTTGACACTAAGGTCAGGCAATTAAGACACGCATGGCTAAAGGAGCACAGAACAGACTAGCTTTACTGCGTAAGTCTGCCCTGGTCCGTGATGACTCTGGCCCTTTCCGCGTGTATCGGGATGACGCTGGCTGCATTTTTCACAGCGTTACGCACATTCTCAAAGAAACAGCACCCGAATGGCAACAACAAGCCCTGGAACGGTGGCTTACTCGACCGACTGCTCACGAAGACCGAGACATGGCGGCAACGCGGGGCACGCTGGCACATAATCACGCGGAATATCTCCTAAAGACTGGAGCGAAACTCGCCCGCCAAACCGCCAACAAACGCAACGCCTGGAAAACCTCTGCAGACGGCCTGGAGCGTTGTCCGGGCTCTATCACTCGCTGGGGCATCGAAAGGGCCATTCAAGGGGCACCTAGAGTCCCCTGGAGCGCTTCCGGCTATGCACGCGGACTCCGTGGCTGGATCGCGGACAACTGTACGGCCATTCATGCGGTGGAATTTTCCATTCATCACCCAGCGGGTATGGCTGGAACGTGTGATGCCCTGCTGGACATCAACGGCAAAGGGCCATTCATTGTGGATTGGAAAACCAGCGTACGAGAACGCAGCGAAGATATGCTCACCAACTACATCGATCAGCTTGGTGCGTACAGTTTGGGACTCAAGAGTCTCACCGACATACAGCCAGTAGGCGGCCTGGTTGTGGTGGCACGTCGAACAGGAGCCCCGCAGATCCGAGAACTTAGTGAACTCGAACTGCGGGGTGCTGAGGCTAGGTTCCTGGAGCGGGTGGAGCGTTATTTCTCGGCCCTGCCGGGCCTCGAAAAGTAAAACCCTCAGACGTAGCCACCCTGGGACGTGCCGTAACCCTGCCAGCGTTTAACTTGGTCCGCTGCTTTGACCAACTGGCACAAGCTCTTAACGTCGCCGGTTGCTGTGGCCACGTCGATTAAGTGTGCCAGCTGCCCCTGGATCGTTCCGGGGTCCAAAGCCTGGGACGTTTCCTCAATTGCGGGGCCATCGTCGCTGCTGTCTATTTCAACAGATGCAGCTTGGGTGTCAGCGTATGCGGTGGAGCGTGAGACTTGAAACTTTGCGCTGAGCATGGTGGCCACGCTTGCAACGCGACAGCCACGTTCAAGCATGGCGCGTGCGTAGCTGAGGCGCTGCGCGATCTCCTGGGACGTTGCCATTTCAGAAGCCAAAGGTTTGGTTTACTTCTGCGGCAGTCCATGCCCAGCCATCAACAGCCCAGCGGGTGGAGTAGACGGCACCGTAAGTGCTGATAAAAAGCTTGATGGTCACTTTGCGGCCACGGATAACCACAGATTCGTCTACCTGGAACGTTCCACGCTTGTTGTCGGCGTGGAAAAGCTCCCAAGCTTGCTTACGGGCAATCGTCCGCAAGTAGTGGAGTGCCGTGCCGGTGACAATGGAGGAAGCGTCAAAAGCTTCAGCACGGTCGAATACTTGCTGGATCGGAAGCCTTGCGAAGGTCGTGCTTCCTATGGTCGGCGTGGTTCCCATAGTGGCGGGAAGAAGGCCTCTTTACCGTAGCACAGTAAAAACCAGAAAACCAGAAAATCGGACAAATCGGACAAATCGGACAGGACTGTTGACAGATCCCTGGTGCGTGGTTCATATTGGAGGAGTCCCACACGCCACACCTAGGCACCGTGACAACAACACAACAACAGAACCACGCCGAAGCCAACGCCACCAGCTACGGCGAAACAATTGAAGCGCTCTTTGAGTTGCACTGCTGGTGCTTCAGCACCGGGGAAGCACCACATCCCTTGACTCGTGCGGGGGCCGATGTCCTCCGTGACCTTTACTGGGACGCTGAAACCGGCACGCAAGACAGCCTGAAGGATTCAGTCACTGAATACGTTCAGCAGATGCCTCTGAGCGTTCAAGTGCGTTCAGGCTGGCATTCACCCGGCGAAACATTCGAGACCGCAGCATTCGAGATTCTGCTGAGCACTGGCGGTCCCGCTTGCCGCATTCTCGGTGAGCTGGACCGTGGGTCGGTTGCCTGCGCTGGCCGCTATCCAGTCATTCAACATCGGGACTGGTTCAAGCCGTGGACTGAATCCAATTACAACGTGGACACCGACGCTCTGCTCTGGTTCTGCGAGCAGTTCTATTACGGGGAATAAAAAGCCCCCGTAGGGGCTCAGGATTGGAGGGCGTCAGCTATGGCGTCCTCCTCAGTCAGGAATGGTCCGAATGTAGCTCATTTGCTCAGCTCCTGGATCATGTCATCGAGTGCTTCGTGATCAATTCGGTGATCGTCAAAGTAGACACCGTCGGGCGTCATTGGCGGCATTACACCATCAACGCAGAGCCAGATAAAGTCTCTGTAGTGCTGGCACATTATTGCTCCAGAATAGAAACTGAAGTCATTCTGGATCCACATCGCAACGTTCCAGGTCTCATAATTAGACCAGCCGTTGTAAGTTTCAGAAACCATGATTAGATGAGAAATAGTGAGCCAGAGAATGAACCCCTGGCTCGTTTACGTTCAGGCATAAGCGGTCGGATACTCGTTCGCGCAGGAGATTAGGTAGTCTCTCAATCGGTCGAACGAGTCTCGCCACGGCGCATTGTCATCACGGGCCGCGAATATACACAACCCAAGATGCTGCATGGTGCGGACACGGTCAGCGATCGATTCACTGGCCCAATCTTTCTCGATGATCTCGCATTCAAGTTCTGAAAGCTCATCATCAGAGATTAAAGGGTAGTCTTCAAGCCCCTGGACCGTTTCCAACATGTCATCAGTGACATATCGGAGATCAATACAGATACCCGCACCATTCCAGCCGTACCCGATAGCGTGCACTGCCTCGTGTGGATCTGGCACGCTTGCCGCATCGATGAAGACACGGTAATTGGCCAGACCCACTAGACCGGTGTCCGCGTAATCACTGAAACCTAGATAGGTCGGAACGAAACCTAAAGAAAGGTTCCGCCAGCGATCTGCGAGGCAGGCTGCGAGATGTTCATCCGGCGACTGGTGCCACTGGTGCGAACAGTCGCGCTCTGGCTCGCCGTCTCGGATGAGCACCCAGTGACCTTGACAGCCGCTGAGTGCGTCGATCCGGCGCTCTAGTTCTGGTGACAGCGTCATTGTCAGTTAATCCGCGAGGTTAGCCAGGTATGAACTGAATCTGCGAGATCTTCGCAGTCAGCGTCAGAACGGAGTTCAGACTCTATGCGAACAGTGAAACAAAGAGCTTCGTAAAGCTCTTCATCGTCAAAGTCGCCAGCTTGGACTCGTTCCTGAACCTGAGGAAAGAAGAGGCGGATTAGATCCGCCTGTGTAATGTCGGACATTATCAGAGAAAAGAAGGGAGTTCAACTGGCACGGTTTCGACGCGGTACAGGTACCGATCAGGGTCAATCCGCCGTAGCAGACCAGCCAACCGCTGTGCGTCATCGTGTCGCCTGAGGCGACCAGATCCCGCAGGGATCCAGCCGCGCTCAGTGCCACGGTACGTGGTGACAAGATGCCTCACTTTGCTTTTTCCTCGATCTTCTCCCTGATAGAGCCGATCGATCCTTCAGCGTCCCTGATTAACTCAGAGAGCCAATCCACGGCATGCTGACGCTTAGTCTCATCGTGAGACCATTTAAGGCACCGAACATAAAAGCGAAGCTCACATTCGATACGTTTGCGCGTCAGACCCGCGACAGTAACGCTGTCACCCGTTTCACTATCGGTGATAATTACATCACCGGTCGAGAGACTTAGGTGGCAATCTTGCGACTGCATTGTGAACTTAAGGTTCGTAGTTTGCCTGATCATTGGGAAAACTTAAGCGGTGGAATTAGGGTTGGGATTAAGTGAAGAACGCCAGGCACTGTCTGCCCGTTGCCGCTGAGGTTCTCCAGTACAGACCTTACGGTCATCGGTGGATCATCCCAGCTTGGCGGGAGCACCTGGCACTCCTTCACTGTTCCCTATTCAGTTTTCGAGGTGCTAACCGGTCGGCTTGGTGTGCCTCCCGGTTGAACATAGTGTAGCAAAGAAGTGGCCGTCTGGATCACCCAAACCGGGGGAAGTGTTCGGAAATATTATTGGCACAGGGAAGACTTAGGGAACCTACTGAATTACCACCAAAAATCACTAATGTACTACCCCTACATCTTACTGTGCTAGGGGGGAGGGGTCAAGTTTCTGCTGGCGCGTAAACCGGGGGCAAAAATAATACGGATACGCTATTTTTGTGCTAAGTGATAAAGTAAAGACAAAGCGCAGTCTGTAATGGCGGAAGACACCGCTGGTAAGTTCGACAGTGGTTTCGACGACGAGGCCGAAAAGTTTGACAACCTAAAACCGAACCGTGCTTTCGGTCCAAAAAGCACAAAGGAAGCACAGCAAGCCCGAATCCAGCGTCTTTACAAACGCCAACTCGAAGGTTTGCCCGTCCGGCAGCTCGTTATGGAGCACGCCACCAAGGAACAGATAGGGATGGCCACGGCCTGGCGCGACTGGAAAGGCGTCTACGCACTTCTTGCTGAGGATTTCGAGAAAGAGCGCACCAAGATGGCAGGCCGCATCTTCATGCAGCGCCAGCGTCTCTTCCACGCAGCCATGAAACGCGGCCAAATGCAAACCGCCGCCAACGTCCTGGACTCCCTGGCACGTCAAGTCGGCTGCGACATGCCCGAACAGACCAATTCACTCCCCGAAATCCGCGTTACTGTCGAACCACCGACCGAATTACCTGGATCGGACGCTGCTCAGCTGCCCCAAGGCGAAGTTATCGACGTAAAAAGTGAGCAAAATGATTGAGATCAACCTAAAAAACGCCCAAGCGCAGGTTTTCCACAGTAAAAAGCGCTTCCGCGTCTTAGTAGCAGGCCGCCGCTTTGGAAAGTCCTATCTAGCCTGCATCGAACTCTTCACTAAGGCTCTAGCAAACCCTGGCGCGACCTTTTTTTACTGCGCCCCCACTTACCGAATGGCGAAAGACATCGCCTGGAAAGTGCTAAAAAAGATCATCCCACGAGAATACATCCGCAGCAAGAACGAAACCGACCTAAAGCTTGAACTGATCAACGAATCCACGATCGAATTAAAGGGCACCGAGAACGCAATGGCGCTCCGAGGCCGCAGCCTTTCAGGCGTGGTACTAGACGAAGCCGCCTTTATGGAAGCAGAAGTCTGGTTCGAGGTTATCCGCCCTGCACTAGCCGACAAACAGGGCTGGGCATTGTTCATCTCCACCCCCACTGGAACGGCCTCTTGGTTTTATGACCTGTGGTGTTATTGCGAGGAAGACCCAAAGGCTGAATGGCAGAGGTGGTGCTTCACGACAATCCAAGGCGGCAACGTACCGCCCGAGGAAGTTCAAGCTGCCCGCACCCAACTAGACGCTCGAACATTCCGCCAAGAGTTTGAGGCAAGTTTTGAAAATCTCGCCGGTCTCGTCGCGGTATCTTTTAGCGACAGCAACATAAGTACCGACGCCAAAGACGTACCGATTCTTCCACTTTTACTAGGCGTGGATTTTAACGTGGACCCAATGTCCGGCGTCTGTGCCGTCAAAGCGGACGACACTCTCTATGTTTTCGACGAGATTACACTGACCGGCGGCGCAACCACCTGGGACTTTGCCGACGAAGTAATCAGCCGCTATGGCGTGGACCGTCGAATCGTCGCCTGTCCAGACCCCACAGGAGGCGCTCGCAAAACCCAAGGTGTCGGCGCAACAGACCACAACATCCTGCGTAAATCGGGTTTTTCAGTGCAAACACCCCGCAGCCCCTGGAAAGTCCGCGACAAGATAACCGCCGTCAACACCGCCCTACTGGACGCCACCGAAACACGCCGCTGCTATATCCACCCCCGCTGCAAAGAGCTAATCAAGGCCCTACGAACCCTCACCTACGCCCCTGGAACGGGCCTTCCCAACAAAAATCTCGGGGTTGACCACGCCTTCGACGCATTCGGCTATTTAGTGCTACAACAGTTTAACCTAGTTAATTACGGTAAACTAGGAAAGACGAGTTATAGGTTGTACTAATGCCCGGACACTATGGCCAAGGCGGTAAGAAAAAACCCAAGTCCAAGGGCACAAAAAAGAAGTAAAATTGGACTAACCGCCGCTAAATCCATGCCAAAACGCGGTCTTTACGCGAATATCAACGCAAAGCGTAAGCGTATCGAGGCTGGATCGGGCGAAAAAATGCGTAAACCCGGTTCCAAGGGCGCACCAAGCGCAAAGGACTTCAAAGAGTCCGCCAAAACCGCCAAAAAGAAGCCCAAGCGAGGTAAGAAGTAATGGCCGCCGTAGCAATCACTGCCTTGGATCGATTCACCAACGTCACTGAAACAACAGGCGCTGTAATGAGCAGTGTTGACGACTACCTAGAAGTCCCAGCCCACTCTTCCAGCTATTCTTTCGCCGCCAACGTAACCAGTTCCGCTAATTTTACCCTTGCCTTGGAAGCAAACTTCAACGGCAACGGTAACTGGTTTACAGTCGATACCAGCAAAACAATAAATTCCGCTGGTCAGTATGTGTATTTCTACGACGGCAAACCCGCAGCAAGAATCCGCATGAGGATAGCCGCCATTTCCTCTGGAACGGTCAGCCTAACCCCCCACATTGTTGTTGCATACCACGGCTAATGGGCACTCGTATTATCCCTGGTTTTTGCACGCACCTAGAAGTTGACGCCGAGTCACGCACAACCGGCGCAAGCTTTGCGTTCATGACACCCCAAGATCCCATTGACTTTGGTGCGCTAATGACGCGCCTTGCCTCTGGCATAGAGGTAATGGTCGAAGTTGAGGACGAAGACGATGATTGAATACCGGGGCGAAAAATTTTCAGGCTACAACAAGCCAAAGCGCACCCCAAACCACCCAAACAAAAGCCACGCCGTTTTGGCAAAGGACGGTGACCAGGTAAAGCTGATCCGTTTCGGCCAACAGGGCGTCCAAGGTAGCCCGGATGGAACGGCCCGCAACAAAGCATGGAAAGCGCGGCACGCGGCTAACATCAAAAAAGGCAAAATGTCCGCCGCTTACTGGGCAAACCGCGTCAAATGGTGACCTGAATGACTTACTCGGTTCCCGGTCAAATCCGCACCCATCTAGTCAGCTCCAGCACTGTTGCTGGTGCGGACAGCCCTTTTACGCGCACCCAAGCGGTGCTGGACATGATGAAGGGCTGGGAGATCATGAAAGCGGTAACGCTTGGGACTGAATACCTACGGGAAAACAGCGAAGCCTTTTTACCGATTGAACCCCGCGAGGACTACACCGCCTATCTTGCCCGAGTCAACCGCGCCGTATTCTCCCCCTTTACCCAGCGGCTGGTACGAGCCGCCGCCGGTCTCATATTGCGCAAGCCAATTAGCTTGGTTGGCGATCCTTACTGGACGGACGTATTCGCTAAGGACGTGGATGGCTGTGGATCAGACCTCGACGAGTACGCCCGCCGCCTGCTTATCTGCTCTCTAACTTATGGCCAAGCGCACACGCTAGTTGATTTTCCTGCGCCCACAGAAGCCCGCAGTCTTGCCGAAGAGCGCGACCTAAACCGCCGCCCGTACTGGATTGAGGTTGACCCCGCCAACGTATATGGCTGGCGCCTGGACCGTGAAGTGAACTACGGCAAACTTATCCAGATCCGAATCAAAGAAAAGGCAGTCGTTCCCGACGGCGACTTTGGCGAAAAAGTTTACGATCAGATCCGTGTAATCGAACCGGGACGCTACCGCGTTTTCCGTCAAGTGGAATCGTCTAAGGCGATGTCAGGCGGCTTCCCTTATCCAAACGCTTTCGACGCCACCGACGCCACATCCGACTACGAATTAGTCGAATCCGGCGACTACAGCTTGGGCGAAATTCCCCTTGTGACCACATATTCGGGTAAAACGGACACACTGACCAGCAAGCCCCCGCTTCTGGACATTGCGTACCTAAACCTGGCCCATTTCCAGCGCCAAGCCGACCTAATCCACAGCTTGCACATTGCCTCCCAGCCAATCTTGGTCATGGAAGGCTGGGACGACCAGACCAAGGACATGGCGGTCAGTGTTAATTACGCAATGGCCACCGCACCAGGTAACAAGATTTATTACGTCGAGCCAGCCGCCAGTGCATTCGAGGCGCAGTCCGCCGAAATCAAAGAGCTACAGATGCAGATGGCGACTTTAGGTATCAGCACCTTGAGCCAGCAAAAGTTTGTAGCAGAGTCAGCCGACGCTCGCCGCTTGGACCGTGTTGACACAAACTCGATGCTTTCAATGGTGTCAATGGACGTTGAGCAGGCGTTGCAAAAGTCTTTCAACTTGGCCGCCAACTATGTAGGTATCGAGCCCCCCGAAGTTAGGCTGAGCCGCGACTTCGACATCGACCGTCTAATCGGCCAAGACATCACAGCGCTTACTGCGCTATTCGACCAAGGTGTACTGGGCCGTGATGAGTTCCGCCAGATTTTGGTACAGGGCGAAGTATTGTCAACGGCAACTGAATTGCCAATACCTCGCACTGAGGAACCCAGAAGTAATTCAGTAGAATAGAGCAGTCACTACAAAAAGCCAATGGGCCAATCCTTAGAGAAGGTGCTCCAACCTGACGGTTCTCATAAATGGGAACTGGTCGAGTTGCGCGAGCCCCAACCGGAGCCTGCAGTGTGTAAGCCCACCCGTAAACGGAAGCCAGCAGCCGACTCTGCTAGCAAAACCCCGACCCCCGACTTCGACTTTTGACCATGGAAGAGCAAGTAATCCAGGAAGCGCCCGTGGCGCAGCCTGAGCAGCCCGTGGCTGCAGAGACCAGTGCTCCAGATCCCATTGCCGCTGTCAAAGCGGAATATGAGGCGCAGCTTTCTGCACTGAAGACCCAAGCCACCGAAGCCGAGGAACGATTCCAAGGCATCAAGACCAAGCTTGATGAGGTCTACAAAAAGCAGGACGACCAGCGCAAAAAGACGCTGGAGGACCAAGGCCAGTGGAAAGACCTTTGGGAGGAAGCCAACAAGACCGTACAGGACAAGGACGGCCAAATCAGCGACCTCCAACGTCAGCTGGAAGACCTGAAAGTGTCCAACGAGCTTGCCTCTACCCGTACGAGTGCTTTGGCAGCCATCAGCCAAGCTGGTGCGATCAACGCGGAGCAAATGCTGTTGCTTCTGCAGAACAACCTGCACCGCAGTGACGACGGCAGCGTATCAATTTTGGACAAAGGTGTTAAACAGGACATTAACACCTATTTGAGTAATCTTAAGAACCCAGGATCAGGTTTTGAGCATCATTTTAAGCCCAGCAGTGCTGCGGGTATGGGTGCTAAGCCCACACCAAACTCTGCTGTTTCCCCTGGGATGTCTAATCCTTGGAAGGAAGGTAGTATTAACATAACGAGGCAAATGCAGATCGACGCTCAGGATCCCGACCTTGCAGCAGTGCTGAAGCGGGAAGCGTCACTGTAAGCCCCTGTGGGGCGGCCTCTACAAGTCTGTGGCTTGGATCCCGTCAACCCTGACTTTGGTTATCAACCATGGCCGCCCCATTTCAGAATTATTCCGGCGGTGTCCTGCTCGCGGACATCGTAAAAAGGAATAACCTCAGCACCTACGTGTCTGAGGCGATCAAAGAGCGCTCTTTGTTTGTGAAGAGCGGCGCTGTTGTTCGCAACTCCCTGCTGGATGCCCGCGAAGGCGGCACCCGCATTCAGGTTCCTGAGTTCAACCCTGTGGCTCCTACTGAGGAGATCATGGACGGTACTGCAACTTGGGGCACCAGCACTGCTGGCTACCTGACCCCTCAGAAGATCGGCACTGCAACCCAGATTGCGACCATCTGCCATCGCGGTTTCGCGTATGCCGTAGATGACGTGGCACTGCTGGCTGCTGGTGAAGATCCCATGCTTCACATCCGCAACCAACTGGCCGACGCCATCAACAAGCTGAACAGCGCCCGTCTGTTCTCCCAGCTGGCCGGTCTGTTTGGCACCGCACTGTCTTCCCACTCTCTGGACAAGGCAATTGCTGCAACCTCTGGTCAAGGCGAAGCCAACTACCTGACTGCCGCCACTGTTGCTGAAGCCCGCTCTGTGCTGGGTGAGCGCGGTGACGAGCTGGACATTCTGGTTGTCCACCCTTCTGTTGGCTTCTACCTGTATCAGGTGGGTCTGCTGACCTTCTCCACTTCGGCACTGGCCGCTTCTGGCGCTGTGACCTGGGGTGGCGGTGGCGTCGGCGTAAATGCCCGCGCTATCGGCGAATTTGCCGGTTGTCAGGTCATTATGGACCCTCAGGTCAACACTGTCCGCCCTGGCACTGCAACCCACGTCAGTGAGTTCCGCTGCTACCTGATGAAGGGTGGTTCAGTGATGGAAGGTGTGCAGCAGGATCTGCGTATCGAGGCCGACCGTAACGTGCTGTCTAAGCAGGACGTTCTGTCCGTTGACTACCACACCGCCTACCACGTGATGGGCACCAAGTGGACCAACGCTGGTGACAACCCCACCAACGGCACGCTGGCTACCGCTGGCAACTGGAGCGCTACCTACGACATCGACCTGATCCCTATGGTCGAGCTGATCGTGAACACTCCACTGGACACCTCTGCTATCCCTGCCTGATACCATCAGTTTGGACTGCGAGACACCGGCCCCACTTCGGTGGGGCTTTTTTATTGGCGTTAAACTGAAACAAAGCATCGCACATTGTCGTGGCAGCTGTAATTGACGCCACCTTGAAGGGAGCCTCCTCCAACAGCTATGTAACGCTGGCCGAGGCAAACTCGTACTTTGAAACCGTCCCAAACAGCAGCACCTGGGACGACAAAACGGACGACCAAAAGAACCGCTCAATCATCAGCGCCACCCGTTGGATCGACGGCCTGAATTTTTACGGCGACCGCTGCAGCACAAGCCAAGCCCTTAGCTGGCCCCGCAATAACTACCACGTAGACCGCGTAGAGCTTCTATGCAGCGAGATCCCATCCGAGATCAAGTACGCAACATACGAGCTGGCCCGCGCCCTTGCAAACGACACCGACGCTGTAACCGGCAACACGGGCACCACCGGCATCTACGAACAAGTCGAGCTGGGCGAGCTAAAGGTAAAATACAACACCGACAGCCAAGCCGTTGGAGCGATCAACAACATCTTTGATGTTTATCCTTGGCTGCAGTCATACCTTGGCGCGTACACGATTGGCGGCTCTGGCGGCTACCAAGTGCGCGTTGTGAGGGGATGACATGAGCTTAATTGACGATACCTTTTCGCCAATCCCCAAGCGAATTATGGACGACTGGGGCCAGGACATCACTTACGTCAAAACCACTACACCCCGCACATACGACCCATCCAGTGGGTCTGTCAGTGGGGCGGACACAAACGTCACGGTGCGCGGCATTATCAGCCGCCTAACCCCACGCGAATCCGAGGGTTTATACCAAAGTACAGATGTAAAGATTCTTATCGGCACAGAGGAGCTAGGCGACTACTACCCAACTGAAGCCGACCGTGTGCAGTATCCACAGGCTGGAGCGACCCGCGAAGCCAAGATTATCAACGTCCTCACCTATCGTGGTGACAAGCCTGTCTACCACACCTTGATTGTGAGGCCACAGTAATGGCTAAGGATTTTCAAAAGTTTTTCTCAAAGGAACTTAAAAAGACGATTACTGAAAGTGCGCGTAGGGTGTGCGTAGAAGTGATGAACGACCTTGCTAAAAAAGGTCCGGCATATTCTGGCGAGTTTTCGTCTGCCTGGTACGCCGTACCCCCCGGAACGGAACCCGGCGGACCTAGAAGCACTGGAAGAGTGTATAAGTACGATTTGAGAAATGTACCAAAATCGAAGTTTAAGTCTAAGGGCGCTTACTATGAGCTGGTGAATGGAGCTGAATACGCTCCTGTTGCCTTAGATCTTGAGGAGAGCATATTTATCGGCCAGTACGAGACCTATATTGATGCAGACGGCAAAGAAAGACGAGGCGATAAGATACCTCCAGTTGGAAGAATTGTTGAAATAGGCAGCCGTCCTTCGGAACCGCACATTCGAGGTAACGTCGGCTCTGGAGGCGGTGATCCTACTGCAGTCAGTACAGCAGAGTTAGACTGGTACAACACATACACATCCGGTGGCGGCATGAAAATTGCCCTGGCACGCGGCGTTCAATTAGGCTTCCGCGAAGGACCGCTATCTGGACAATCCGGTCAAGGATTCAGCGAATGAACTACCAAGCAATCCGCGCCTCAATGGAATCACCGCTGCTGACAGCGTTCAACAGCTTGGTGCCTCCAGTCCCGGTGTATTTCGATAACATCACAGCCGTCCCACCCAACACCACTACCGAATACGTCCGGGTCAACATCACCTTCGGTTTAACCAACGAACCAACGCTGACCTCAAGCGTCGATAATGCCCGTGGAGCGCTTGTCATACGTATTTTTACTGAAAAAGGCCGTGGCCCAGCTCGTAACCAAGAGTTAATCACAACGGCTGTCGGCGTCTTAGAGACAATTAACAACACCGCAAAAACTGATACGGGCGTTTATGTAAAAGTAGGAGAAATTAACGGCCCGACGTTCTCTGCGACTGAAGGAGCACCACATTTTGTGGGCCGAGTTGACACGGGGTATGTAGCAACGGTGCTAACCTAAATAATCGCTAACCTGTAAGAAGCCGGGCAGTGCCCGCAGAGATCTCTACCATTGGTACGCCCCATGGCCACCACCGTTCTGTCCGGCACTTCAGGTGCCCTCTACTACAAGCCCGCTGGTACTACCGGCAGCTTTGGCGAATCCGACGTTACCGTCGCCAGCGATACCGTCACTGTCGCGCCCTACCTGAACTTCAAGGTCGGCGATCCCGTTGTATTCAGCGTGATCAACAGCCAAACCGGCGGTACAGGTTCCGGCACCCTGCCTGCAGGTATCAGCGCAGGCACCACCTACTACGTTATCAGCTACACAGCGGCTACCGGCGTTCTGCAGGTTTCCGACAGTCTCGGTGGTTCGACCATCACCATCACCGACGATGGTACTGCTGCCGCTCCTAACGAGTTCCAAGTTGCCTACGCGACGTTTGCTGCTGTGGGCCAAGTCCGCGACTGGAGCTTCGAGATCAGCCGCGCTGAAATCGACGTTACGACCATTGGCCAAACCCCCGGCCAGTATGTGCCGTTCCGCAACTACATCTCTGGTTTTGGCGATGGAACCGGCACTGCAACGGTCTACATGACCAATGAGGACGCCGCGCTTTCCAACCGCATGATCGAGGACGTTCTTCAGCGTCAACAAACCGGAGCCGCCTTCAAGCTTTACACCGACCGGGTGTTTAGCGGCGGAACCCTGAGCGAGACCCTGAGCCGTTCCATTGAATTTGATGCAGTGCTGACTTCTGCCAGCCTGAACATCAATCCCGATGACGCCCAGTCTGTCACCGTTAATTTCCGCCCTGCTGGAACGCCTTCTTTAGACTTCAGCACTACTGCTTGATAGTCCGCTACAGCCTACGGTCATACGCCCCGCCCCGGCGGGGTTTTTTATTACTCGGCGCTACAGTAGTGATATACACAAGCATGAACTATGCCTGCTGCACCTACCCGCGCTATTGACCGGCTACGCAAAGCCGCCAATTTGGAACCAACCAAGCGCGAAGTTGAGCTGTCCGATGGCTCGATATTTGAGATGTACGTCAGCCCACTGACGATGGCTGAGCGCGAACGCGCCCAAAAGCAAGCCAAGTCAGACGATGCCTCTGCATTTGCACTGCAGCTGCTTATCAGCAAGGCCCAAGACGCTAATGGCGCAAAGCTGTTTTCCCCCGGTGAGATCGACATTCTCAAGAATGAGGTCAAGGACAAAGATCTGCAGTCCTTGATGCTGGCGATTCTGGACGACGGCAACGACGAACCAATGGACCCAAAAGCCTAGTAGCGGATCTTCGCAAGGACAACTGGCTCATGCTTCAGTTTGGCGTTGCCAAGGAACTGGGCATGAGCTTGTCTGAAGTCCGCACCACCATGACGCCCGAGGAACTGATTGCCTGGAGCGCCTACTTCCAGATCCTGAACGAGGACCAAGAAAAGCAAGTGAAAAAGGCGCGTCATAAACGCTAGACTCCAATAAAGGGATCTTTTTGTACAGTGGCCAGCTACGAGGCTTCTATTAAAGTTCTTGTAGAGGCCCAACAGGCGTTTCGGGCTATACAGAAACTTGAGAACAAACTAAAAAATATACAAGATAAGGCAACAAAAGCGCAGATAAAAGCACAGATCACTGAATCTGCCCAGGATGTTCGCCGCGCTGAGCGAAAACTTACAGCTCAGATTGACTTAAACGCGGCTACAGATCTGTATCAGCGCCGCCTTACCCAAATAAACCGAGCCGGAGGCGCACGGAATGAACAACAGCGAAAAGAGCTGGCCGGTTTAGCAAAAATTGTAGAAACTCAAGGCGACAACGCTCGTATCGTACAAAAAGTTGCCACAGCAACTGGGCGGATTCTCGAAGTCATTAGAGAGACAAACCGTGTAGACAAACGATCCAATCAGCTCCAATCTCAGGTACGAGCATACCAAAAACAAATAGACGCTCTAAGGGACGCTGGGGTTGCTGAAAGTCAACTTCGTAAAATTACTGAGTTACGAAATAAACTCTCTGACCAGCAACAGAAAAAGCAGCTAGATCTTGCTGCGATTACAAAAGACCAGCTGGACCGCAAGCTAAAAATTCTACAAACCGAACGTAAACTTAAAGAAGCCACTGAACAAACAGCAGCGGCAGAAAGAACAAAACTCCGGCAACAAGGACTCGCCCTAAGAAGCCTGGCGCGTGGAATCAACCCGCTTATTCGTCAAGCAAGCGGTTTGGGCGGACCAGCACAACAACTGGCTTTACCGAACACAAGGTTGTTGGGTGCCCAAGCTCGCGGCCTGCAGCAGATTGAAACTTCCGAAGAGCGTATTGCTCGGTTTGCTGAGCGCACAGCTCAAGCAAAGGCCAAATCTGAAGCTCGCTCAAAGCCTATTATGGAGGCTAACAGGGCTTCAGCAGCAGCTGCAGAGCGGGCAGCGAAAGCTGCAGAGCGGACAGCGAGAGCAACTAAGGCTACTGCTCGTAACGGAGGTAGAGGTAGAGGTAGAGGTAGAGGTAGAGGCGGCGGGAATGTACTTGTTGGCGCAGCTTTTCCCGCACTATTTGGTGCCGGACCAGCCGGTATTCTTGGTGGTGCGATTGGTGAAGCGTTTGGCCCGCTTGGCGGTGTCGTTGGTAGCGCCTTGGGAGCCCCGGTTGATGCCTTTGTTGCTGAAACAATTAAGGTTGGGCAAGCACTTAATTCAACTGGCAGTGCATTAGATTTAGTACGGGAAAAATCTTTATTTAGCAGTGAGCAGACAAAGGAACGTGCCGCCAAACTTGAAGAGCTAGGCCGCGTAGAAGAATTAGCAAACCTGCTCACTTCAGAACTGGTTTCTGTTATTGGAAATAACGGTGTAACTGCTCTCCAAGATCTTGGAAAGACTACCGACGAAACCACAAGACTTTGGAACGAGCTTACTCTTCAACTTTCTGCGCTTATTGCTGGCCCGTTAAACGGATTTCTGTCAATTGTAAACCAGCTTTTAGGCCGTGTGACAACCGGCTTTAGGTTTGACGCTCTTCTTAATGACCTTGAGCCAGAACAGCGCCAGCAAGCTGAAAACAGGTTAAAAGAGCTAACCCAGCGTGTTGGAACTGGCAGAAGTGCAGCCAAAAGCCAAGAGACCAAAGGAATTTCTACTACACAGGCGCAAAAGAAGGTAATTGAAGAGTTTGCGAAGCTAGTACCTAAGACTGCACAAATCCCAGTAACAAGTGAAGACCGTAAAAGGTTTGCTGTTAAAGGTGGTAAAGGGGTTGATGATGAGTCTCGTGCTGCAAGCGAGCTACTTAGGTTAAATGCCCAGATAACGGCTGAAAAAATCCGTCAATCGGATATAGGCACCCGCTACAGGAAGTTAATTTTCGGTGAGACCGAAGGGTTACGTCAACAAAACGAAAGACTAAATAAACGGCGCGATCTACAAATTCAGCTAGTTGAACAACAAAGAGCGCAAGCTTTACAGCGTAATAAGTACGCTGAAAATGAGGCAACTATAAATAAATTATATGACGCACGAATTGAAACCATTAAGGGTGAAGCTAGCTTAACGGAGCAGCAGAATCTCCGACGCCTAGAGCTTTTAGACATTGAACGCGAGATTACAAATCAACAACGCGAACGCGCCATGATGCGTGAGCTCACATCTGTAGATCGTACTATTGAACAAACTAAACTACGAGCACAATCACCTTTTGGCAGTGACGAACAAGAGCGTCAACTTCAACTTTTAGACCAACGGATACGCCGCGAAGATGCCTTTCAAAAATTCCTGGAACGTAGAGCAGCCCTTGAAGCCGAAATCCGCCGACTTCCTGAACAAGCCACTACAGAAATAGATAATCTAAACCAAAGAATAAAGCGGGAAGAAGAGCTTCAAGTATCTCTGCAGCAAAGATTCAAAACCCTAGACCAACTTGAACAAGCAGAACTGCGTCAAGCGCAAATTGTGGAAAAATACGGTTTTATAGCCGACGAGCTTGCGACAGCCATGACCTCAGCCGTGCAGGCCGTGGTAACCGGCACTGGAACGGTCGAGGAAGCCTTCAGCACGATGTTTGCGAATATCGGCAAGGCGTTTATCGACATGGCGACCCAAATGATGGCACAACAACTATTCATGACCGTGATCGGTGCGCTCGGTGGCGGCAGTGGCTTCAACTTTGCTGGCGGTAGCGCGTCCTCTGGTCTAAGCGCCGCAAACCTTATGGGTGGTACGGGACCACTAAATGCTGGTCTGTTTGGGCGTGCCAACGGCGGCCCCGTCACCGCCAACCAGCCTTACATCGTCGGCGAACGCGGCCCTGAGCTATTCATCCCATTCCAGCGCGGGCAGGTGGTATCGAATGAGGACAGTGAAGACATTATGGAAGCTGCGTTCCAGCGCAGCGGCGGCAGCTCCAACGTGAGCAACAGCTATGGTGGCGGCAGCTCCAACGTGAGCAACAGCTATGGTGGCGGCAGCTCCAACGTGAGCAACAGCTTCCAGCAGATGCAGATGGTGAACTTGCCGTTCACACGCACTGCCGAGCAAGCATCGATGGTGGCAGCCGAGCGCGAAACAGCACAAGCCATCAGCAACCCTGGCCCGATCGACGTGCGCTACGAATCCAGCGTGATCAACAACGTAGAGTACGTAAGCGCTGAGCAGCACCGTAGGGGCATGGCGCAGGCCGCTGAACGTGGTCGAGCGTTGACGCTTGAAGCAATGCAGAATTCAGTTAAGTTCCGCAGGAAAGGAGGCATCTGATCCGTGTCTGCATACGCCTTTGTCAATTACGTTCGCTTCAAAACGCAGGCTGATGCGTACACCGGCACGCCATACCAGAACTTCAGCATCAACGAGCAGCGCGTGTACGGCGGAGTGACGTACAACTTTGCGCCGTTTGCCGTGTCATCCGGCGGTGGTGCGCGTGGCGGTGAGCGTTCTAGTGCTGCTTTAGTCGCTGGTACGGATGCACTGTCCGTCAATCTGTTTGCAGAAGCGGTGCAAAACCGTTACATACTGGAAATCAAGACTGTCAGCCTTGATCCCCTGACGTTTGCAGACGAGGCGTTGATTTCAACCGAAACATGGCGCATCGCGTCCTACGAAATGGACACGACAACAACAACCATGCGACTGACATCACCACTTGATGCAGTGAAAGCTCAGATACCTCGGCGCACTCTGAGCACAGAATTGGTTGGAGCATTACCAACCAGCGGAACGTTGGTTATCGGTTGATGTGGCATCGTTGGATCGGTCTTCCTCATAAGTTTCGAGCGGACCCTAATGACAGGCAGGGCGCTGACTGTCTGGTTATGACCTGGCACGTTCTAGACGCTGCAGGCGTTCCACATCCTGCATTGAATGCGGAGTGGTTGAGTATGGCGGAACGCGGTGATTATGAAGCTCTAGCGCGGCTGTACAGAGAAAGTACAGTAGACTTGAGCAAGCCGGAAGAATACGCCGTGACGATGTTCCAAGCGGCAGATCATATCGGTATCGGCGTTGTCGTGGACGGTGGGTTGTTGCATGTCAACAGACGGAAAGGCGTGCGATGGATTCCGGTGGAACGGTGTAAAAAAATGGAATACCGGAGGTTTAGATAATGCTGCCATCTGATCGTTATATCGCTGAAATTCTTGGTCTCACAGAGGCGCAGTATCGGCACTTTCATATTGAGGCACGGAAACGCGCAGCCGAAGGTCCGCAACCTGCTGTAACTGCAGAAGTCGCAACAGTTATTGCAATCGTCAACCTCGTAATCGGCCTTGGTTCGTTAGCCGTTTCAGCGCTGCTGAAGCCATCGGTGCCAAAAGCTCCGGGTGAGCAAGGCCAGCCAACTCAGCGGCAAGAGGAAGGCAGCACAGTCCTAAGAAACAGCCGATTCGCACCAAGGTACGGCTTTGATTCGCAACAAGATATTGCAACACTAGGGAGCATTATCCCGATTGTTTACGCACGCAAAGAAACCATATCAGGCACAAGTTACGGCGGCATTCGGATCAACATGCCAATGATCTGGAACCAGATTCTGAGCCTTGGCGGCGGCCAGATGATACGCGGCGTATTCTTACTTAGTGAAGGCAACATTAGCAGCGTTGACCCTAATAACTTTGCAATCGGTAGCAGTACGCTGCAAGGCTACATTTTTGATAACAATGACGCCAATGAAAAGGCCTCACGGGTAACGCTCTATCTCAGCAAAGATGGAGGAAGGATCGCTGGTGCTGACAGAGTGGCAGGCCGGTTGAATGCCAACGATGACGGCAGCTCTACCAGCTTAGATGTTTTTAGGGTGTACTGGGACGGAGCAGAGCGAACAGATTTCTGTTCGTCTAGCAGGCCGTCCACGCAGACGGATTTTGGCGTCTATGCACCAATTGGGAATGACCTGATGTATAAGGTCAATCCGGTAATTAGTCCAGGCGTAAGAAGCCAGACAGGTCCAGGCAGTGGCGAGGGTAATGTCACTGTTAAATGTCCAGTAGACGCGCCAAAGATGAACAGACGAGATAAATATCGAGCCAATTTTTCAACATTCAGTGGCGTCTTTCAGATCATTACCGCCGCAGGAACAGTAATCCCTGGATCAAATCCTGGAACCACGATTTCAGTTGGCGTCGGGGATACCGTTAAATACAGTCTTTACAACGGAAGTGACTGGGGGACTGCTTTTAGTACCTATGGGGGATCAGATGATGATGCTGAAGCGAAAGATGTAGCTTCAGCGGTTGCTTCGCTGCAAAAAACTTGGGATGATCGGTTAGTGGAGGGTGAGTTGTATAAAATCGGAACGGCTTTATGCGTCTGCACAAACCGCACTTTAGAGGAGTTTGTATCGCAAGCCGATCTAAATGGCAGCGGGGGCCAAGACATTGTCGCTGACTTCACTGTTGTTGAGCCTGGTTCTATTAAAAACTTTTCTGCGTCGAGGCTCCAAGATGTAGACGGTGATTTAGGCGTACGGGAGAAAGCTACGACAGGCGGCCACCTTTTGCGCTACGCACGGGGATCGGCGTCAACGTCGAGGGCATGTAAAGCCGTTGAAATTGGCTTAAAATCCACTCTTGGCATCAGGATAACCAATCTATGCAACTTTAGAGACACAAAAACTTATGAATACGCCGATACGGAATGGTGTCAACCTTTTGAAAACAATTCGGCTGACGATATAGTCAATAACTTCTATCAAAGCGGTGTCATTACAGCACCAGTGCAGCGATATTCGTTTTTCAAAATTAAATACAGAACGGTCGGGAGCAATAGCTGGACGGAGCTAGGTAATGCCTACGGGACCAGAAGTGAAACTCAGCAACCTGTTTTTAATTACATACGCTTTGAATTTAGCTCCGTCAAGGTACGTGAATTCATGTTTGAACCTCTTTCAGGGTTTGAGGTGCGGGAAAACCAATATGGAAGTGCGTTATATGTTCTTGACCCTAAGAAAGGTCGAGCTACCATCTCCGATGGTGGCATAAATGTTGTCTTTAATGGTGAAAACGTCGCACTTAATACAAACAACTTTGGCATCACTTTTGGGAACGCTGATGCTGACTTAAGTTCTAGTTATGTTTATGATCAAGACACGAACGGAGGAAACGACCCTACTTACAACGGCTTACCCCTGGTAGACACCGACACTTACATCGATGACTATGGAAAATTAGCCGAAACTTTCGTTTACACAGAGATTAGCAGCACTGCAGATTCTGGGCCTGAACATAGCATCGTTTATGTTAATGAAATCGTACCGAATGTTAAAACGCTCGAAAACGGCTCCATCGTAAGTGCCGCGCCCTTATATGACAATCTTGCGCTGGCTGGCATCAACATTCGCTCATCAGCTGAATTTCAGCAGTTCAGTCAATTTTCTGCTTATGTCACTGGAGGCCGTGAATGCACCAGGCTTCTAGGTGGATCGGGGGCCACGCATCTTTTTCCCGACATTTTGTACGACCTGATGACAAACGACCGCTTTGGGGCAGGCTCATTTGTCAAGACTTACATGATCGACAGCACTGAGTTCACGGCTGCAGCGCAGTGGTGTCAAGATCGCAAGTATTTTTACGACGGTGCTGTTTCTGAACCTGTCAACGTCAGGCAATGGTCAGCAGATCTAGCTGCCACGCATTTATTGCAATTTGGGGAATCAGACGGAAAATATTTCTTACGCCCCGCAATATCGTTTACAGCTGTTCCCATTGCTGCGCTATTTACGGCAGGCAATATCGCTGAAAATTCGTTCAAGCTTTCATATTTTGACCCGGAAGATCGTGACCCGATACAGGTCAGCGTTCGTTACCGCGAGGAGCGCACTACCACGGATCCGGCCAACCCTGGATTGTTCCCCGTTGTACGCGAAGTGCTGGTGCGGGAGCATGACGACATGGGCGGATCAGCTACAGACCCAATTGAACAGATCGATATGAGCGCTTACTGCACAAGCAGGCAACACGCGATCGATGCAGCAAAGTTCATTATTCGTATGCGGCGCATCCCTCAACATGTTATAAATTTCTCGACGACACATGAAGGAGTGATGTCTAACATTGCGCCCGGTGATTACATCAAAGTCGCAATGGACGAAACAGAATATGACCAGTTCAACAATGGCGCAGTAACGCCAGAAGGCGCATTAATCAGTACGAAAGCATTAGCGGATGGAACTCATAGCGTGATTGCTTGGGATGGAACGGAGGGAACCCCACCGGCTGACGCAACACTTACTGTTAGCAACAGCGGCAAAACTGCAACGCCCACAGGAGTGGTGTTCACTGTCAAAATTTCAGGGACGCAAATGCGGGTTTATCAGATTGAACGAATCACGTCAGGAGATGATGGGTTGTTTACAATAGAAGCAATGCACATGCCAGTGAACAGCTCCGGCATCTTGAAAGTTGCCGATGGTTTTGACACTGCCGGTAACTGGACGATCCAAGGCTGATGGCAACCACATTCCCGAGCATCGAACCAACCGGCAGGAGCTTTACCGCTCCATCGTGGGCAACGACAACGCAAGCATCCCAGTCCGGCGTGATAACTCGCAGGTTATGGGGCAGCCGCCCAAGCCGCGCCACGCTGAACCTGCAGTTCAACAACATCAGCGACACAAACGTCAGCGCAATCCTCAGCGCCTACAACACCGCTCAAGGCCCCGTCGATAGCCTCACGCTGCCAGATGTGCTGTTCAACGGCGCTGATGCAACGCTCAAGACTTGGCTCAATAACAGCGCCACAGGAGCTGGGTTGCTTTGGTGCTTCAGTGAGGGCTCACCGCCAAGTGTCGAAAGCACTGCTCCAGGGCGTTCGAATGTGACTGTCAGATTGACTGCAGAGCTTAGAATGAGCTAAAAGGATTTTTCTCATGGCTGTCAAGACAGGCGCCACCGCTGAACTTAGGCTCGATGGTACGGCCATCGCTAAGGTGCGCGACGTATCTATTACGTTTGCTAGGGATGCGCTGGAAACCACCGGCATCGGACAGAATGACCGCACCTATGCCTATGGCATCCGTGGCACGACTGGCAGCGGCACTTTGCTTTATGACGCCGCCGATACGGCAACGCGCAATACGATCAATCGACTGTTAAGCGATTCAACCTCGACAAATAGCATCTCGATGGTGCTTGACACCTCAACAACCGATGGCACGATTACCGGCGATGCCTTGATCACCCAAGCTGGTACAAGCGTCAGTGTCGGCGATCTTGTCAGTATCCCGATCTCGTTTACCTTCAGCGGAAAACCAAGCGGTAGCTACTGATGGCAGTTCTTGGGAGCGGCGGTGTATTGGAGTTGAGTCGTGAAACGCCTCAGCCCCTTGCGCTTGCCATTGCACGCTTCAACGCAACAGCATCACCGCCTTCAATTTCACTTGCCAATCAAGGGTACTGGACCGGCGACCGTGTTGTTATCGCAAGCTCCGATGGTTTGCCGTTTGACGTTAACGAAGATGGATACGCTGATTGCCCAGACGGCCATGCCATTTACCGTGGATCGCAGTGGCTGACAGGCCCAGCGCGAGCTTTTTACACTGGCGCCGACACTGATAGTAGTGATTTTTATCACTATGGTTACTCACTGTTGACACAGGATGGTGATGCAATCGTCACTCAATCTGGCGATACGCTTTTGTTTCCTGGACTCGCGGGAGGCGAAGATTGGTATAACCAAAGTGCTACGACAGGACTGGCTAGTACATTCGACGCTTACATCTACCGCGATGAGTTAGATCGCATCACATTCTTCCCAACCGAAAACGCTGCTTACACCGCTGAGGCAAGCGATCGGATTGAAATGAAGAAAGTGAACTTTGGTAACTTTGTCATCGCTGCTTATAGCGCTAATGCTGGCTACACCGCAGCAATGAACTCGGTCGCCAGCAGTGTTGATGCGTTGACCTTGATCAACTCAGAGCAGAGCTTGGAGCAGACCATCACAATGCCTGCGTTGTTTGACACGTTATGCGAAACCGATCGCACATGGGTGCTGCAGTGCGGCTTGCAGGAATGGGCGCTCAGTATTGATGCTGCCAACCTCGACACCACAGCCATTGGCGACACCTTCGGCGAGAACGTCAAAGCCCTGGTTCGTGGCGCCGGGACGCTCCAGTTTATTGTGGATCACCGCGATCAAGCCAACGAGCTGGATGCGATGACGCTGCTACGCCTGGTGCTGCTGACCGAAAACCAATGCAACACTAACGCGAAGTTCTACCTCTACAAGAACCGCAATGAGGTCGGCACGCAGATCAACGGTTCTGCCTACTACCAGTGCGACGTGCTGCTGACCAACACCCGTGTCAACACCAGAGCCACGGACTTGATTGCTGGCACGGCTGATTTCGTCGCTACGTCTGAGATCAAGCTCAAAGTAGCAGCCTGAATTTTACGATGCTACGATGATTCCATGTAGTGCCAAAGTAGCGTGGCGAGTCTGGAATTTGCCGGTGACAATGGTTCGCTGAGCGACATCAACGCAACCCAAGGTGAGTTCCGCAGCCAGATTGCGGCCTTGACCGATATGGTCAAGCAGATTGCTGGCAATGCTGCTGTTTCCGCTGGCGACTCCGCACAGGCTGATCCACTTAACGCCCCATTTACTCTTTACGTCAACCCCTACACCGGCAGTGATGAGTTTGTCGGTGGATCGTACAACGACTACGAGACCGGAACACTCGAATCCAAGATCAAGCGCCTTGAGAAGCAGCGGCTTGTTTGTGGTTTTAGCCCGCAACGTCCGTTCAAAACCATCAACCGCGCCGTCATCGAAGCGGCGATCATCACCAGCAAGGACTGGCTGAACGTTGCCGACCCATCCGGCATCCTGAATACGGTGAGCATCGTACTCAGCCCTGGTGTCCATACGCTCTACAACGATCCTGGGCAAGCCAGCACCAGCATCGCAAGCTGGGGCGTTTCCAAGAATCCGACCACTGCAGATCTGATCAAGTTCAACCCGGCCACTGTTGGTGGTGTGTTGCTGCCTCGCGGTTGCAGTCTGTGTGGCCCTGACCTACGCAAAACTACCATCCGCCCCAACTGGGTGCCTGCTGTTGCCGATGAAGCAGCGGATTACAGCAACCGGCACGGGATGTTGAAGATGACCGGCACCGGTTACTTCTTCGGCCACACCTTCATGGACAAGATTGGCCTTGATGCCAGTCACCACCTGCTGGACGCTTATCAGTTCGCCAGCAAGGCTGAACTTGATGACTTCTATGCCAAGACCTTCAGCGCCGTTGGCTCCGGCGCGGACCTCGCTTCGGCGCTGACTGTTACACGCGGCACCGAATATCAGATCGTCGGCCCGATCAATCAAACCGAAACGCCAACCGCTGCGTGGGATACCACCAGCAGCGCTTCGCCTTACATCTTCAACGTCTCCATCCGTTCCAACTACGGCATGGGTGGTGCGTTCATGGATGGCTCGAAGGTCGAGGGCCTCAAGTCCATGGTTTGCGCCAATTTCACTGGTGTGAGCCTGCAGAAAGATATGAGCTGCTGGCAGATTTATGACGGCAGCAACTGGGTGCAGCCAACCTATGAGCAGTACATCGCAGCGGACCCTGATAACACGCGCATGAATCCGGCTCGATTGAGCCGCCACATCAGCGCCATCAATGATGCCTTCATTCAAGAGGTATCGGTTTTTGCCATCGGCCAAGGCATTCACCACTTCACCGACCTCGGTGGTGAAATCACTGTTACCAACAGCAACAGTTCATTTGGTGGTTGCGCTGCGTACAGCAAGGGCTACAAGGGCACAGCATTCCCGAGCGACACCAACTGGGCAGTCAGTGGCATCCGTGTGCCTCTCGATCTGCAGGCAAAAACTGGCAACATCCGAACGATCTATCTCGGCACGATTGATTCGGCTACGAGTAGCAAGATTACCCTGACATCACAGCTTGCAGCTGACGCCTCGTCTAACAGTATCCCGGCTGTTTTGCTGGAAGATGGATACACACTCGCTAGCGGCACCTACATCTGGGCTGAAAATCCGCTTGGTGAACCATGGTACGCGCCTCTTGCGTCTAACGCATGGGAAGCAAGCGCACCAAATGAAATTGACATCAGCAGCGCTTTCGCCGGAAATGATGCAACCACCGACGCCGAAGGCACTAATCTGCTGGTCGGCAAGCGTGTTTACATCCGCCGCATGGTTGATACACGCACTCCAAGCGAACGTCGGGTTTCAGTTCTGGCTAACAACACCGCGTCAGCTCGGCTGCCGCAGCGTAACTTTATCATCCAAACAGATCCGTTGCGAACCAACGGCGCCATCAGCCGTGAATTCACAACTACCGGCACTGAAATTTTTGCTGTTAGCAACGCTGGCGCGGGTAATGAGGCTGGCGTAACGACCTCAACAGAATTCACCCTGCGGCGCTCTGCGCCGAGCACGGCATACAACAACGGTGACTTCTATACCGCAGGAAGAGTTGTCCGCAGCGGCGGCAAGCACTACGTTGCCACGCGCGATGTTTATGCAACAACGGCATTACCGGATCCTGCATCATGGCTTGAAACCTATGTCCATACGGCATCGGATTACGACGCTGAGGATCCTATCACGCAAGAAGCTCGGCAGATCATTATTGATACAGACACCGACACTGATCCCTACAGCACAGATCTTGGCATTAACTGGTCCAGCGTCTGGGCTGATGATGAGTACCAAGGCTCGACTGACTACAAAGGTGTTCACGCATTCTTGGTTGCATTGGGCCTGACCAGCAATCAAGCTCATGCTGCACTGGTTCCGCAAACTGCTTCTAATCGATTACTGGATCCCACCAGCGCAACAGATTTTCCGAACGCACCAGCAGGTGGAGCGGCAACCGGACTCGGCAACTGGGCTATTGAATTCCGCCGCCCGAGCACACTGCGCCTTTATGGCCACGCCTGGGAATGGGCTGGCTTCTTAAACTACTCAAAGGCCATTCCAGCAGCGCAAAAAGACCTTGGTCCGCAGAACGCTTTCACCTATTATTTCACCAACGAAGCTGGTGGCCGCGTCGTACCGCAAGGCAGCAACGAGAACGGGTTCAACATTACACCACGCGGTCTCGAAGATATCGAAACTGGTTCAACGCTAACTGTCGAAAACATTGGCAGCAGCTCGATTGACATTATCGCTCAAACAGAATTCGAGAATCTCAGCGTTACTGATACGCTAACCGCTGAAAACCTTAATGTAACTGGCACGATCAGCGGCTTGCCAACTGTAGGCTCAGCAACAACAGGCAATGATGATGATGACCTAGGTTTTGTTCGCTTGGCTAGCATCTCGGACCTACAAAGCAGTGCTACCGCGACAAATGATCCTGCGATTGATGCGGCACCTGAAGTTGTTACATACAAAGGATTGAATTATTGGAAAAATTACAACAATTTAGTCAGTGCTCGCACTGGCATACAATACGTTTACGTCGATCCAGTTAACGGTCGAGTTGCAAGTGTTAGTGAATTGCTTAACGAGGAACCTAACATGCGAATGGTATGGAACGGAACTGAATGGGTTCGGAGCGCAAATCAAAAGGAAGGGACAAGTCAAATGCAAGCGTACCCTCCCGCAAAATCAATTGTAAATGCTGTCGAGTACATCAACGCTCAATTCAGCCCAAACGAAACAATTGAATTGCGTATTGGACCTGGATTCTACTTAGAGACAGGTGACTTACGCTTAACATGCAAAGCTCAAGTAAGAGCATGGGATTTTGTTAGGGATAGATACCTGAACAACGATGAAGACGACGGATCGAAGCCATTTATGGGTCAAGCTGCGGTCAACGGTGAACGCGGTAAGTCATGGGAGCAAGATCGTACTTATCTAGTAAATCCAGAAAATCATCCCATTTTTCTCTCTCGCCCTCGGATGACGTATAGATACAGCCCCCCGAGCGGCACTTTCCAAACAACGCCATTGCGATTTGTATTCGAGCAAGAGGCAAGTATAATTGGCTGCGTTTGGCTGGGTCCAGCTGAAGTACTTACGAATGATGATATACCAGACAGCTTTTTTGAGCCATCGAATAGCGGTGTTGATATTGCAGCAATTAGAGCCGATGCTAGGCTTTATCCCGAAAATGCCCTGAACTATTTAATCAAAGCAGAAATCTCTAGCAGGTCTACCGATAACGCAACATGGGAATTTATGTTTGCTCGATCTTGCATTGAGGGTCAAGCAGCGCTTACTGTTAAAAACTGCGCTTTTGACGCTATGGCTCCTGCCCAGCAAAACAATGGCTCGCTTAGGAAAGATGGAGTCATTACAGTATCGGCTAAACCTGCAAGACTTGCTGGCATATGGGCTATCGGTAATGTTAATGTAAGCAGTGCGCTAATAGATGCGCCAGCCTATAGAGGCAATACCACCTATCAATACACAGGTCATCACGAAGCGCTTATCGCAGCGACAACAGATGAGCTGGAAGGCGAACAAGCGACGATAAGCCTAGGTGGAACGAGAGAGATCGGTGGTGGCACTAACGCAGACGCTGATTATAATTTTACTTGGAATAATATCCATTTGGTTAACAACGAACTTGAATACAGAGATGACTGGAATCCATTCAATCCACCAGTCACAGCAGGCTATCTAAACGAAGACCCTACCATTGGTACTAAATGGAAACTAATCGGCCCTGGTTACGTTGGATTTATTAACACGGTAAATAGACTAGGGCAGTTTGGTTTTTTTTGGCACGAAAATTTTCTCCAATCAGTAAACCATCGGCAAGGTTTTGCAGGTATTTTTGGCAACATTTCACTGATAAGTGGTGTCCAGATGACAAGAGGGGTTAGAGAGATACCGGCTGGATTTACTGGCACAGAATGGAGAAAATCATACTTCTTGCAGCGCGCTGGGACAACAGACGAAGCGGCTGATTTGGGCAATACACCTGCTAATCCGGGTCAGGTCGGGACGCGTCTAAATTTTTATCCACTCAATGCTCAGGTATGGCCAATCAAAAAAGGAATTGATGTAAACGAAGCCGTAACGGTCAATCGAAACCTTTGGCTGTAGCTCGCGGCATGTCTTTGGTAAGATTGAACTAAACCGGACCATCACCTTCGGCTCTGTTATGGCTAACGTCAAAATCACCGATCTAACGGCTTACACCAATCCGGACAGCACCGATGTGCTTCCGATTGTGGACGTTGGCGCGGATGTCACCAAGAAGGTCAGCGTTGCGGATTTGCTGAAGAATGCCAGCAGTGGAACGGCTGCTGCACCTGGCATTGCGTTTGATGGTGACTCCAACACCGGCATTTATTCACCCGGAGCAGACCAAGTAGCGATAGCAACTAATGGCCAGGGGAGGTTGTTTGTTGACTCCAGCGGCAACGTCGGTATCGGGACGACGACGGATCCCACCAAGCTCCTAGCTGTCAATGGTGACGCATTAATCAACGGCCTGAATGTTGGACGCGGGCCGGGTGATTTTCAAAGCAACGCCGTCTTTGGTATAGATGCTTTCCGAAGCAACACCACAGGAATTTATAACATTGCCGCTGGTCTAAACGCTCTCCAAAGCAACACCGAAGGTAGTAACAACACCGCCATTGGTCAAGGTTGTCTCGTCAACAACATCACAGGCAACGCCAACACTGCTGTTGGCCGACAGGCTCTCATCAGCAACAACACAGGCAGCGCCAACACTGCCATTGGACGACTGGCCCTCTCCAACAATACCACAGGTGAATTTAACACTGCTGTTGGTCGGAATGCCGGTGAATACATCCAAGGCTCCAACAACACTATCCTTGGTGCCTATGCAGGAACCGCAGCAGATGCAACGTTAAACGAAACAGTTATCATCTCTTCTGGTACGACGGAGCGGTTGCGGATTAAGGAAGACGGCACATTCAACTTCGCCCACACTGCTGTGTATGCCGACAACACAGCAGCCAAAGCCGGTGGATTAGTAGACGGTGACGTTTATCGCAAGTCGGATGGCACCTTGATGATCGTCTACTAGACTTTGACGTTACTGCGCTTCGGTTGACCACCCTATGTGCTTTTGCAACTTCTGCACTACAATGTCAACAGGTATCTCATGGCTATGACCGCCACCTTCAGCTGGGCAATCGCCAACCTTGAGCGGGAAACTGCTGATGGTTTCGTCTACACCGCCCATTACACCGTCGCAGCTGCTGACGACAGCTACAACGCTGGCGCGTACGGGAGCATCGGCTTGGAGCGTCCTGAAACCTTGATCCCTTTTGATGACCTTACCAAGGACATGGTTATCGGCTGGGTGCAAAATGCTTTGGGCGACGAAAAGGTTGCTGAAATCGAGCAGGCACTCCAAGCTCAACTCGATGAGAAGCACGCCCCAACCAAGCAATCTGGGGTACCTTGGAGTTGATCGAGTTGTTCCGAGAGCTTGAGGTGCATCATGGCCGTTTCGCCTGGAATCTATAACATCAGCTTGCAGCGTCGTGCTGACTACTACGTCACGCTGCAGTTCAAAGATTCTACTGTAGCGGCCATTGATCTCACCGGCTGGACAGTAGCCGCACAGGTGTGGAATAAAAACCGCACTACCAAATATGCAGATTTTGCTGTTGACTACACCGACCGTGTAGCTGGAACGGTTTCGATCAGCCTTACGGACGCCCAAACTGAAGCATTCCCCGATGAAGTCTATTACGACGTACTGCTGACAAATCCAAGCGGCTTGAAAGAGTATTATCTTGAGGGTATTATTTTTGTTTCGCAGGGGTACACAGCATGACCGCAACACGAAATACCGTAGTTGTTTCAGACGATGGCGCAACAGTCACGATCCAGACTGGAGACGTATCCCAGGGCACTTTTGACGCATTAGTGGCGCGAGTGGAGCAGCTGGAAGCTGTTGATTACCTTGTCTTGCAGGACGGCAACTGAGTTAAAGTGAAGCGTAGGCCGCTGCAGGCACCGTGATCGAAATCTACGCTGCGATTCTCGGTGCCTCTATCGGCATTGCTGGTATGTCTGTCTCGGGCTTTACGAGGCGCACCAGCGAATCACGCGAAGCTGTGATCCGTCTCACTGCGGCGGTCGAATCGATCGCTGGCAAGCTCGAAGAGCTGCACCAAGACATGAAAGCAGACCGCAAAGAAATTTATACCCGCCTTAATGCACACGGCGAAAGAATTACTGTATTGGAAAACAAGTCACGCTAGGATTTGTGTAAGAGTTAAAGCCTTTCGATGAACATCGAGCAAATCCTATCTCACCCTGCTTTTTGGGTTGTGGTTGCCGCAGCATCTGAGCTGATCGGCATGTCAAAACTTAAGGACAACAGCGTGATCCAGCTTGTCTTCCACGCACTCCGCAGCCTGAAGGCAAAAAAGGACTGATCCCTGCTGATGGCCGTTGGCTATTCCGCTTCAGCACCCGTTCTAGTTGGAACGAGGTGCAGCGTGCGATCCAGCGCCGTAAGTTCGAGGCGACCCTGAAGCCCCGCTTGGATCGTGCCATCGACGATTGGCACAAAACCCAGCCACCGACGACCCCGCCGCCAGTGCGGCTTGATGACCTTCACATCCGCGCACATTGGCTCCATGAGCAAGACACCGATCCGACTGATTAGCCTCTTCCGCTACTACAAGCGGGAAGGGCACCAAACAGCAGCCATAGAAGAGCTGGAGCGTGCCATATTGGATGTTGCGCCGGATATTTTTAACCGCGATCAACCGTGGTATGAAACTTGGAGTACGCCAGTTGCAGAAAAGGCACCAGAGCACTTAATCACGCGAGAACAGATCAGCCTGATCTCAGGCCATGCTGAGCACCTATTTGACGAGTCTTTCATGAATGACTTGAATCGTCTTGTAAAGGCAGCAGGTATGACAAGCCTGAACCAGCGCAGGATGCTGGTTGCTCAAACCTGCCACGAAACAGCAGGCTACAAGTACATGACAGAAATTGGAGACCGCGCATATTTTGCAAGAATGTACGACAACCGCAGTGACCTAGGTAATGGCCCAAGCGACGGGTATAAGTATCGTGGATGCGGCGTAATTCAGCTAACTGGGAAATATAATTTCAGCCGTTTTTCTAGATGGATGGAACAGAACGGCATGAAAGATGATCGCATCATGGAGGAAGGAACTGATTACGTTGCAAACAAGTACCCATTTCTTTGTGCAATCTGCTGGATCGAGGAAAATAACTGGGCAGCTTTGTGCGACCGTGGGGACATCTACGAATGCACACGCAGGCTAAACGGCGGGTACAACGGGATTGATGACCGTATTTACTACTACAACAGAGCGCAAAAGTACATTGTGAAATAGTTAAGTTCGCTACCATATAAGCAGCCGCAAGTCAAGAACCTTGATGTTGCATGGCGCGGGGTGGTAGTGGATCACCAGATTGACGAGACCGAACTCGTCCCACGGAAAAAAGCAAAGATCCGCTTCCGTGACCGTATTTTGAACGAGTGGAATTACTGCTGCGCTTATTGCGCTGAACCATTAGGTAAGAATGCCACCCTTGACCACGTAATACCAAAGTGGAAAGGCGGCTTGACAGAAAAGGGAAACTTAGTGGGCTGCTGCTTTTCCTGCAATAGCCACAAATCAGGCCACGACTGGCGCGAGTGGTTCAGAAACAGAACCTATTGGACCGAAGCCCGTGAAGCCCGCATATCGGAATGGATGGAACAGTAAATAGCTTCAGCAACATTTACAGCACGATAAAGTCCATGTATCTCTATACACATGCCACCGCCGACTGTGCATACACGGTAAAATCCCCCGCCAATGGGCTCAACCGGAACTGTCGGCCTGTTCATCCCCAAAAAAGACGCCCGCAATGACAGGAAAGCTCAATCTAAATATACGCTGGCACGCCAAGGCAACCTGTCTGTGCTCTAGTTGTGTGTCTGGGTTTGTACGCAATTTGATGTAATGGATCCAACTACGGAGTGTACCAGTCATATACATCGACGTAGGAGTACACATCGGCAGGATGCGCCGAGCGGTTTCTTTGGCAACGCCACATTCGAGTAACGATTCATAAAAAAGAAAAGCATCAGCCATGATGCGAGCAGCACGCGCTTGAAAGTCTTCCTGGTGGGACGGGTGGATGTCATCGATGCTGTTTTGTCTGTTTTCGTAGTCCTGCCTCCGAAACCATGGAGTCTCCGCACGTTGAGTTTTGCTGTACCTAGTGGAAAACTCTTGGAAAGAGAAAGACCTATGCCTCAAGATCTGGGCAGCAATATCGCGCTCTGTGTCGATTTTGACGCACATACTGGCCATTTCAAAAGGAGACCAGTGCTCGTGCTTAACCAAGTAGCGGATAAGCCCTGGTCCGGTCTCCCAATTGTCCTCATTGCTTGGGTTACTAACCCGCGCCATCCGCACTATTAGTCTTTCGGCGTCAGGGGTTGCCCAAACCAATTCAACCGAATGGTTCACATCAACAAAGCTCTTTAGTTTTATATGCTAGCGACCTCAGCCTGTTTAAGGCTCTTTCAGCCCGCTGCCTGGCCCGTTCCCGAGATATACCTAACTCTTTGGAAATCTGCATATAAGTTTTAGGTGGAGATCCATTTAACCCATAAAAGCCCACAATGATAACATGGTCAACTGGATCAAGCTGATGTAAGTATTTATCCAAGAAATCACCATCAAATATGGTATCTATATTGTTCATGCCATGCTCCCCGTCAGTAATAAGATCAATAAGCGCGGTTGATTCACCGTCTGAATCATTGCCACCGCTGCTATCTAAACTGGCGCAGTCATTACTGTGAATCAGGTATTCCTGTAACCGCTGAGGTTTTACGTTACAGTAATCAGCACACTCTTCAAGCGAGGGCGGTCTACCATTTCTAGCGTCAAACTCAACAACCCAACCTCTTAATTTTGATAATACTTCTATTGCCTGGGTCGGAAGTCTAATTACACGATCGTGGTAACTTAAATGACGCGAAATAGCCTGACGAATCCACCAGTACACATAAGTTGACAAAGCGTACCCACGTTCTGGATCGAACTTTTTAATACCATGAGCGAGACCTATATTGCCTTCTTGCACAATATCAAATAACTCTGTACGTTTTGCCCTTGGAACGTACCGCTTGGCGATAGACACAACTAAGCGAAGATTGCAATTAATCAGCTTGTGATACGCCCGCGTTCCCTGCTTAATTTGTCTAGGCGTTGGTTCGGGCGAAGAAATCCAAGCCTGTACTTGCCGCGCCAGCATGATTTCTTGCTGTTTGGTCAGCAGGGGATAACGCAAGATCCCATTGATGTACTGAGTAAAGCCTTCCATCAACCCCTAACCTCGATGATGGTGGGAAGATAGCCAATGGAATCTTCAAGTAGACGAGCTGTTTCTGCCGCTTTTTCAACAGTTACAAAAGAGCAGGCATCTTCTTTTTTGTTTGTAAGCCTGATGCCGTTGTCTTTGGCTGATTTAGGGTAAGCAGCTGCGAGATACATGGGCTTTTTCGACCGCAAAGACTGGAGCGCGTAACGTGCCATGGAGAAAAACTGAGGCCCACCTAAAGTAGCACACTTAATCAGCTTGGCTAGGCTCCGTAGCAGCCTTTTTATTTTTTGACCTGCCTTCTACACGGCGGCGCACAGACTCACGCCACGATGCTTGGTCCTTTGCCAGAGCTTCTTGATAGACCGAAGAAGGCAGGGCTTTTTCAAGCGCAGCATAAACAGCATCACGAATCCAAGCGGTGGAACGCACACCCTGCTGCTTAGCTAAGTCAGCCAGCAGAGCAGCTCTGTGCGGATCCAACAGAATCTGCATGTAGGTTTTATTGCCGTGGCGTATCGCCATAAAAGTCTTTCGTGCTACAGAATAGTCTAGCGTTGCATTACCATGCATTACCAAGCGATAGAATCGTCTACATGCTTTTTCCATCCACTGGCTTGGTTCTTCCGAGCGTTTGTACGTTGCTTACGACAGCCCTGACGTACCTCCCTGGCCCGCTCCAGGAACTCAGCAGCCCTTTGCAAGTCGGCAGTAGTAGCACGCGCTATTTCGTATCTGAGGTATGCGATCATGATCTGCCTCCCTGTTTTCGGCTGCATAGGCAGCATCCATCACTTCCGCAAGGCTACTGTAATACCCCCTCTCTTTTAGTAGAGAAAACGTCCACCCGTTAGGGGTGTGATAGATGCTGACCATGCCTTCTCCTTTAATGAATTTCAGACCACCGCTTACCAACCTGAGGCTCTGCCAGCGGTGGGACATCCCCAAGCCACTTAGCTTCGGCGCTCTCCATTATCTGTTTTAGCTGGGCAGCCCAGTAATCTGCCTTAGGCTCACGCACTAGAAGCAAAATTTCATCGTGAACACAAGCGGCCAACTTGACCTCATCTTCACCAGCCTCTTCCAAAAGCGACCAGAGGTTACCCAAAGCGCATTTAAGGATGGCCGCACCAGCACCTTGGATCGGCGTGTTACAGCGCACTGTTAGCCGATTCATATCGCCAGGCAAGTATCGACGCATATCAGAAAGCGGGATCCTGACTTCAGGCCATTTGTCGCCTTTGCTGTCTTCAGCCAACTGCGCGTTCTGTGCCTGCCAAGCTTTGACCCCTTGGTACGTGCTTAACCACTGATTACGAATTTCAGTTGCTTCTTCAGTGGTCATAACAATGCCCGAGGCACCTGCGTAATTACGGAGACCTTTAGCACCCGAGCCATACAGCAGGCCAAAGTTTGCGGACTTTGCAATTTGGCGGGAACACCCAATAGCTTCAGCAGTGACGCTGTGCAGATCTTCCCCATCCTGGAACGCTTTGATCATGCGTTCATCTTCCGCGATGGCAGCCGCGAGGCGCAGTTCCATCTGACCAAAATCCGAGTCAACAAGAACCCAACCATCAGGAGCCTCAACGCATTGGCGAAACTCCGAATCACGGGGAATCTGCTGATTGTTCGGCTTAATGCAGGACATGCGACCTGACTCCGCCCCAAGCTGCAGATAGCTGGCACGTACAAAACCATCGGGGGTCATCTTTTCAAGAATGGACTCTACCATTTGCCTACGCTTTTCAGACCTCTTCCAAGCCAGGTAGGTTTGAATTACATGATGGTCCGCAGCATATTCTTGCAGCGCGGCGCGTGATGCACTGGGCTTGCCGGTCTTGCTGTCCACAGGAGCCTCGCCCAGCAGGGCGGTGAACTTCTGCAGCAGCTGTTTTGGACTATTGAGGTTAAACCCAGCCTTGAGCTTTGTCCCGAGTCTTACAGACCCGCTGTCTTTAGCACGCAAATTAAACTGTTGAGAAGCATTCTCAATTTCTTCAATTTCGGCGTACCACTTTTCGTACATATCGTCGTCATGGCCCATTTGTGTGACCAGATCTTTAAGCATCTTCAAGCGTCTAATGTTTTTGGGCTCCCTTGGGAGCTTGTGCTCCTTGGGCAGCGCTGCATCCAATTCCAGCAAGAAATCCTTGCTGTGCATTTCAATGTCGTGCTCATAGTCGCCCTTTAAGTTTTCCAAAGCAACTTTGTTCCAGGGCAGCCCAGTGCGCCACATCTGCGCCATTGCAGGCAAAGCCCTGCATTCCAGCGCATACGCTCCAGCCAGTCGATGTGTCTGCAGCATCTGATCAAGCCGAATATCAAGTTTCAGCAGCACCTCAACATCCTTAGCGGCGTAGACCAACTGGTCTCGGTTTAAGACTGGTGCGCTCCAATCAGACCGCTGCTGTTCTTTGTCCAGGTCAATCTTCAGGACTCGCTTTGCGACATTGACTAGGCCGTGTTTGACGTTCGGTTTGCCGTTGTGCAGCAGTTTGCTGGCAAGCATGGAACACCTAACTTTGCCCCTTACATAGATGCCGTGTTCCTGCAGCCAACCCAAGTCAAATACCGCGTTGTGAGCAAGCCAGAAGCGATCCCCGTTAGTAAAAAACAGGCGGAGCTGGTCCCAATCGGCTTCATCAAGCTCAAAACAGTCGATGACAACGATGATGCGCCGAGATTCACAGCCAAGCTGGATCAGCCGTAACTTGCCAACCTCAGGCTGTAGCTGGAGCGTTTCCGTATCGAAGGCAAGGGAAACCGAGGTCGAGATCTCTTTTAGATGCTCGACCCCAAACAGGATCTTGTAATCAGACATGGGTGGTCAGGGGTTCAAAGGATGTACTCAGGAGCCAAGCCGGTAAGCTCGGTTTCGTGTTTACCGCATGGTGCGTACCAGCCGCTGTCGTCCAGCTTCCAGCCGTGGGCAACGCGCTTTTCCGCTTTATAGGCTTCCCATTCGGGTTCGTAAGGAAGCGGAAGACCATAGTCGTGCTCCCAGTCATAGTCGGAAATACCGCTAGGTGAGCACCAACCTTCTTCATCGCCGTCCCAGCCTTCTCTATCAAAGGCTTTGCAGACACGATCTTGCTCAGCCATAGCTGCGTCAACAGCATCGGCAACCTTGCCGTAGTTTTCCCACCTTGCAGCAGCCTGCATGTTGTAATGACAC